TAAATATCGATGGAAGCGAAAGAACCTTTGTGCAGTTCGAATTTATGTATTTTGGAGATATAATAGATATTGCCCTGAAGAATTTTTCGAACCACCCAGACCAATTGCGCCAAAGGATATTAATAGGTGACTTTTACTTTTTTGATAGACACACACAAAAAAAGGTTCAATTAAATTTATCAGATGTACCAGTATCTTGGCATTATTTTATGATATGGTATATGAATAGAATAATTAAAAGAGATATTGTTACTATGAGCGCGCATGATTTTATAAAAGACATAATATCTTACATTATTAATCCAATGTTTGGAACAACTTGTTATGGTAACGAGCCTGGAGAAAGTTCACAAAATATTTTATCTGTAAAAACATCAACATTTAACGCTCCTGCTGCAGCAGACGGTAGCGATAGGCTTTCTGGTAAGTTGGGAAATAAACATGGAAGGTTATATGTGGCCGGCGGGAACACAGGCCTGGCCGCAAGTGTGGTTCAAGGTAGTCACTCTAGACCAGACGGCGAAAAAATTACAGGCCTGCAAGTCCAGCCCGGAACAGTCCCCACCAACATTTTTAATTATACCTTATTATATGCTAATAGTCAGAAAATTAATAGATTAAGTGGCGATGCCAAAGAGGACTCTAGTAATGGAATATATCATCTTCGTGTCGGAGCAGATCGAGGCTTGGCCAAAAAATTCAATTTCAAGGGTGAAACTAGAAAGTATGCAGCAGAAGCCTCTGTTGTCGACAGAAACCAAAGAAGTGATATAGAGGGTCTCCGAGGGTCAAAATATAATTGTGACATTGAAATGATAGGAAATCCACTGTTCCAGAATGGACAATATATATTTATAGACCCATCGATGATGGGGTTTGGTCAAATGACAAAAGAATCTTTTGAAAAGAACCAGAGAATTCTTAGGCTTGGTGGATACTATTTGATTATTGAGGTGCAATGTTCGATTGATAGCGCCGGCTTCCAAACAACGCTGAAAACATTGTGGGAAAACTTTCCAACAAACTTCCGCCACAGCCGGGCACCAAGCATTGAGCGGGCTTCAACAGCCGATCCTGACAACACTGCTTTAGAGGCGATAGACCCTAGGGGAACAGACCGCACAGGCTCCGCCGCGAAGATTGTTTCCGACACCGCGAATAAGCAATTTACAAACAAGAAAAAGAAAAAGAAAAAACCCGGCCAATATTTCGTGCCCAAGATCGGTAGGAGTTGATAATGACCAAATTTGATGACAAAGATATAATTCCGTTTTACAGTCCCAATGGGCGCAATGGCATAGATGCTGAGTCATCTTACTATTCCAGAAAGCACTATCGCTTTTATTCTTATCCTCTTGATAGTGGACCAGCCCCTATTGATATGTGGTATGATAAACAACATTACGGACGCCTCAATGAGGAAAATACGCCCATATTTTTGTCTGAAGAGAACTTAAAACCAGTTGCGTCATCCGGAGGGCCGGCCATCTTTGTTGTTGATTTTGTGGCCGATGCTTATAAAGACATGGAGCGATATATACAGGACGCCGTACAAACAGGGGTTATTTGCGAAGGTAGCTTATTTGAACAGCTGGATCCTAAAACAGGTTGGAAAGATCTTAAAGGAGAATATCAGAGACTATTGAATGCCGATTATGATAGTTTTGCTAGGTCATATTCCCCTTTGAGGCTCTCGAAAAAGAAAAATAAAATAAAGTCCTTCGATTCCTTTACTAGGGAATACATTAACTTTCTTAAGAAAATTCAGATATCCGTCCTGTTGACAAAAAGTAAATTTGTCACTAGCACTAAAATTTCTCCAGCAATAAGCGGACTAATGATAGAATTTGCAACTGACGAGCATTCGGATGATCGTGGAAAGATGGACTATATTAGAGATCCTTCTTTTTCGTTTTATCGGCATGCCGCAAGAAAGTTCGGATTCATGGTTGATAAGAACGCCCCATGGAGAATAGTGGCAGATATAAAATCTCCGGAAATGAGAAAATATATGAATGTTTATGGCGTCACGCCTGAAAATTTATTTTCATATTATTATTATAAGTGTTATTTCTTTGATTTGGATTATTTGAAGACTCACATGATAGATACATATAATTCATATGTCAGCGCATATCCATCTTTTCAAGAGAGGAAGATAATTTGTGAAAAGCCGGTCATGGTCACTACAAAAAGAGAGCCAATCACAGAGGAGTACGCTAATCAACATTATGACTTAAATTTTTGGTTAGAAAAGTATATAATTATTAGAAATATGGAAGAGAAAAATAAGTTTTCAGAGTCTAGAATAGACCTTATAATAAAAAAAGCAAAAAGTTTGAATAAACACTTTGACATTTATCGTGCTTTAGAGTATACTAATAATAACTTTAAAATCTCTTCAAAAAAGAGAAAGACTAAAAAAACAGATTATTAATGATATTTCAAACACTGGACGAGAAAAAAGAATGTTTCGGCATATATGCCAACGGAGTAATAGAATATGAAAGAATTCCAAAGGATCTTACTGCAACTTGGTCTTACGCCCCTTATCTGGGTGGCATGGATATTCGATATGCTTCTCTCTATGCTGGGGACTGCAGCATTGCGAATGTTGTTCCCGAAAGATTTCTTCCTGAATGGGAGAGGGTAAGCAAAAAAATAAATGCATTTAGAAAATCCCTAAACACAGCCAAGGTCAATCTCAATGATAATTGTCTTTATGAATTGGTTCCAGAGAGGTTCATTGTTGAGCTTTGCGAAATCAAAAATAAGGTTACAAAATATATCATTGAAAATTATGACAGACCTCCAAATTATAATTTTTTGGTGGATTTATCAAAAGTGATAAATGACCTGTCATTTCAGAAGTTAAATTTTGATTTCGCAGAATTGAGACAAAATGCTGTTGATTACAAAGGTCGACAGTGGTATAAAAAGCTTAAGAAAACTGAGCCTTATATAAGATATAATATCTTTGGAACAAAGACCGGAAGACTCACCACGAAGAAGGACACTTTCCCAATATTGACTCTGCCTAAGAATTATAGATCTGTTCTGAAGCCGAATAATGATTGGTTCGTAGAGCTAGATTTTAATGGCGCAGAATTGAGAACTTTGATGGCTTTGACGGGTCACAAACAGTTGCCTGGAGATATCCACGAGTGGAACAAAAAAATCTTGCATGATAAAAATTCGGACCATCCTATGACAAGGGACGAAACAAAGAAAGAAATATTTTCATGGCTCTATAATAGCAAAGAGCACGAAAAGGAGAAACTGCTTTTAAAGGCATATGACAAGAATTATGTAAAAAAGAAATTTTGGAACGGAAAGAGCGTAAATACTGTTTTTGGAAGGGATATTCCTTCAGATGAACATCACGCTTTAAATTATATAATTCAGAGTACCTGCGCCGATCTTATTTTAAGACAAATGATAAAGATTCACGAAGTATTAAAAGATAAAAAGTCTAAAATTGCATTTTGTGTACACGATAGCATTGTTATTGACTTTTCCGTTGAAGATAGATATATACTCAAAGACTTAATTAAGCAGTTTTCCGACACGGAGCTTGGGACTTTTAAGGTTAACGTCCAAGCCGGCCAAAGCTACGGAAAAATGATGGAGATTAGTTTATGAAAATATATAACAAATTAATAAGAGACAAAATTCCAGAGATTATGTCGACTGAGGGAAAGGAATATTCTATTCACATTGCATCAGAAGAAGAATATAAACAGAAATTAAAAGAAAAGTTATTAGAAGAAGCTAGTGAGTTTTTAAAAGAACCCTCTTTAGAAGAGATCGGTGACGTAGCCGAAGTTTTTGGTGCCATACTAGAAGCTTTTGATTATTCGGTTGAAGCCCTCCAACATCAAATACTACAGAAAATTGCTGATAGAGGATCCTTTAAAGATCGAATTGTATTAGAGTGGACAGAAGATTAAAATGGAAACTATTATTGGATTAGGAAAAGCTGGCTGTGCCATTGCAGATGAATTTGCTAAATATAAGCAGTATAATATTTATAAAATTGATGACAATCTTAAGGGCCTAAAAAAGAATGGCATTTATAGCATGCCATGGCAAGACGGCCCAGAAAGATATGAATCAGAGTGCCCTAATATGAAGAACTTCTTTAAAAACGTTAGTGGAGAAGTTTTGTTCATTGTTTCTGGTGCGGGAAATATAGCCGGATCTACATTGCGGGTTTTGGAGTACATTAAGGCTTGCGATATTAATATCTTATATGTGGAACCAGATTTAGAATTGCTACAAATAACGAAGAAGCCACAGGAAAAATCGGCTTATTATATTCTTCAAGAATATGCGAGATCTGGAGTGTTTAAAAGAATTTTTATGGTCAGTAATCCCAAGGTTGAGGAATGTGTTGGAGATGTTGTGATTTCCGAATATGATAAGAAGCTTAATTCTATGATTTGTTCTACACTTCACATGATCAACGTCTACAATCACATTGACTCTGTTTCTGATACATTTCATGAGCAAAGCGAAACATCGAGGATTGCTACATTTGGTTTTGTTGATATGGAGGAGTTTGATCCAAAGTTATTTTTTTCTCTTGACAAGATTTATGAAACAAGGTATTATTATGCTATTAACAAAAAGAGGCTGCAAGAAGACGGCACCCTTTTAAAAACGGTCAAGGAACAAATGAAAACAAGACCTGAAAATGAAGGTAGAATTAGCTACGGCATATTTGAGACGAACTATGAACAGGATTATGTGTATGCAGTTTCTTTCAGTCGAAGTATTCAGTACAGAAATAACGATAATGTGAAGCCTGGATAAAAAAGAGCTTGACAAAATTAAAATAATTTGGTATAGTAATAAACAGCACAATGAAAAATTAGTCATTGTGACTCTAGCCCTAAAAGGAGAAAAAAATGGGTATTGATTTAGCAAAAATTCAAGGTCGATTAGACAACTTGAACAACAAAGGCGGCAAAGGAAATGAGAATTTCTGGCGTCCACAAGACGGAGAACAATCAATTCGAATTGTTCCTACCGCAGACGGAGATCCATTCAAGGATTTCTGGTTTCATTATGAGGTCGGACAAAACTCTGGCTTCTTGTGTCCGAAGAAAAACTTCGGAGACGATTGTCCTGTATGCAATTTCGCAGGACGACTTTTTGACGAAAATACGGAGGAATCCCGTCGAATGGCAAAGAAGTTTTTGCCACGACAGCGATTCTTCTCTCCGGTCCTAGTTCGAGGAGAAGAAGATAAGGGTGTCCGCATGTGGGGATATGGAAAGATGGCTTACGAGTCTCTTTTGAACCTTGTTCTCAATCCAGAATATGGAGACATCACGGATGTTGAGGAAGGTACGGATCTTGTCATTAATTATGGCAAGCCAGCCGGCGCTTCTTTCCCACAAACAAAAATCACTCCCCGACGTCGAAGCTCGGTTCTTTGTGATGACGCTGTAGGAGGCGAGGAGCGTTGTGCAGAACTACTGCAAAACATTCCAGACCACAGTACTCTTTTTGAGAGAAAGACTACTGATGATGTGGCGTCTTTGCTTGATCAAGCATTGTCCGCAGAACCAGAGGATACAAATAGTACCGATGATACGACAACAAAGGGCACTACTGCCACTGTAACGTCTGTTGATTCGGGAAATGTTGTTGATCAAGCTTTTAAAGAGCTTCTAGGAGAATAGGTTCTCTCTCCCCACAGGGAGGCACAGGGTCATCAGGTGCCTCAAATTTATTCTTACATAGGAGAGAAAAATGGCCAGAAAGGCAAAAGCAAGAACAGGAAAACTTTCAATCTCAGATATGCGCAGCATGATTAACAAGAAGGCTGGCATATCTGTTGCGCATAATTTAACCGAGGATAATCCTACGGAGGTTAAGCAGTGGATTCCAACAGGATCTCGCTGGCTGGACTCTATTATTTGCCGCGGCCAATTG